CGCTTGTGGTCAGGTGTAGGCTGTGCGCCCTTGCGTCCCAACTCTGAGTCGGGTTGCCAGTCGCGGATGCCGACACCAAGTTGGAGCCAGCCTGTTTGCACCGCATCGATGTCAAACACTATTTTCTTCAATTGAATTTCAGCGCCGAGATTATTTGTCCAGGCATTTGCCTGTGGTGAAAAGCGGATGTAATTACCATTACCACCACCGGATGAGAGATTTAACATTTTGCTTTTTGCTTTCTAAAGTTACAGGGTTTGCATTATTGACTCAAGCTGCGGTCTTTTGCCAGCGTGAGTCCACTTGATACCTTGGCCGTTAGTTCGTCCAAGATAACTCTTTGGTCCTTTGCAAGCAGTTTCTCTGCTTGTGTAGGAGAAATTAGTTCAGTCTCAAATATCTGTGAATCTGTAAGTCCTGCGTCAGTTAGTGCCTGACGCGCTGCTGTTGAATCAATCCATTTGCGCGATGCGCGTTTGGGTTGTAGCTGCCAGCCTGGTAGCACCGCGCCAGCTTCCATCTGCTTGGTGGCGTGCTCTTTGACTGCCTCAATAAACTTTTCCACTAATGGCGCTTTGTCCAATATGGCTGTGATCTGTGTTGGCGTGAGAGCCAACATCACTGCATTGATATCACTCTTTGATAGCACGCTGATGTCGGGTTGCGCCGCCACAATATCGAATTGCTCTTGCTGTGCTGGGCAGATGTGCTTTGCTGGACACCACTGGCAGGCTTGCTCTGATGGTCTGTAAATTGGCTCATCGTTCAACGCTTCATCAATAGCAGGCCGCAATATGTTTTGCTCCCACTCTTTGAGTGCGGTAGCACTCATAGTGTGTATGCGCTTCTCTCCATGGTGAGGCTGGATGATCTGAAACTCAATCTCTGTTGGCCGCAGTATGTCTGACGCCATAGCAGCCAGCGCGTATATCTTCATCTGCTCAGAGTCAGCATCAACATAGCCGCGGCCTGTCTTTAAGTCTGCGATGGTCAGTTTCTTTGTGATGTTGGAGTAGCCCAGCACATCGGCTGTGCCGGCCACCAACACCTCATCGGTGTGGTACAGCTTGACATCAGCCTCAACCCTAATAAATCCATCCTCGCCCACCTCGTCTTGAATCGCCCATATTGCCTTGATGTGCTCCAAAGCAAAATCGCAATTCTCTTCGGTCATTGTGATGCCCTCGACTTCTTGGCCTACAAAGTCGATGGGGTCGGTGTCAAGCTGAAAGCAAGTCTCGGCCAGCGCGTGAATGGCTGTGCCGATCTTTGCTGCTTCGCCTGCTTCTTGGTAAGGCACTTGCATTGTCAGCTTTGCGCTGGCTGGGCAAGCGATCCAGCGTGATGCGGCACTTGGCCTGAGTCTTAGTGGTTGCTTTTTCATTTAGTTTTCTAGTTGGTTGTTAATCAGTAATGCATATGCGGTCTGTCTTACCTCTTGACTTACCGCATGGCCAAATTCATCGGGATGAACAAGGCTCGACATAAAAGACTTATAGGATTTATTGATCTTGCGTTGGTGATCCAACTGTGCGCCAAGCCAATCTATTTGCTCTTTAAGTGCTGTTCTTTCTTTGTCATCCATGTCGAATACCCCATACTGCGATTAATGCTGCCTCTGCTCTGCCGTCATCCTTGACGCGCTTGAACCAGTCTTGGTGCTCTGGAAATAATTCCATAGCGCGATGCCTTGATGCGTCCTTGCCTGCTGGCTTACCCATCTGCTTGGTCCAAGTAGCTGGCGCGACATAGGTCACAGGGATATTAAGGGCTGCTAAGACGCCCTCGACTACGCCAAGTGAACGGCCAAAGCCAAACATAGCAACGACTGACTGACCAGGTCGGCTTGCAGGCTTTTCTACATAGGCGTGATCAGGTTTGATCGCAGCAATGGTGGAGGCCAGCATTGGTGCAGACACTTGGCGCTTGGCCTTCTTGTTTGTTTCAATTACTAGCGTGGGCATATCGTGTACTGATATCAATTTCATATCTTCCAAGACCGCCACAGCGCCACTCAATCCGCAATCAATACCTATGACGCGGCTCATTTAAATCTTTTCAAAATATGTGACCAAACAAACCCGCCGCCAACTTTTGCAATGAATTGCAACGCAACAATTTCTAGCATCAAACCGCCAAAGGCAATAGTTGGAAATACTACAGAGTCAACAGTAGAGCCAGCGACATTAGACCCATTAACGCGAATCATCCACTGTTTATTTTTAAGGTATTGATATGCAAAGGCATCAGCTACCATTGACAGGCTAAATGCAGCCAATGAAGCAAAAGCAATCATGCCTGTTGCTGGATTGATGGCATAAGAAACAATGCTGGCCGTTGCAATTAAACCGCCCATCTTTATGGCTAACTTGTCGCCCTCCCAAAGATCGTGCAGTTTGTCCCGCAAAGATAAGTCTAGACCAATAAGCAAAAACGCACCTATTGGGCTAAACCAAACGCCGAATGCGGCAATCAAAAGATTGGCGGCAACTAAGGATGCAACATAAATAAAAGCGTAAATCATCATCTTTCCGTTTTAATAACAACACCATGATGACAAGCAACTAATTGCTGCTTACCGCCAAATTTTTCCAACAACAAATCAGCAATATTTTCGTGATATTGATTGTCTATCTTGTCAAGAAATTCAAGTATTGATTCAACAAATATGACATCTGTTATCTGAATCTCTAATTCATACTTAATTCGTACATTGTTTGTTGGACACTTACAAAAAAACTCTGTTGTATATGTGTTCATAACAATGACCCTTGTTCAACCTGATGAAATCCCCAAACTGATGGGGCATTGTGTGCCTCTATTCTGCTTCTCATAACTTGCGCCCTAGACTCTTTTGTTGGTGGTGGGTAATTGCCATTTTTCCAATTTTTATCTATACCTACATTGCGCCCTATGTTGGTTGAGTCAGCAGACGTAAAAGGTATTTTTGTAAATATCGCTGGATCAAGCATTCTCAAGCCATGCAATTTGCATAATGGCCTACCTTGATCATCACAAATAACGCGCATTGCTTGACCAATTTTTGACCACCAATTTGGTGTGCCAATCGTTGAAAACTCACCAGAGCTGCCAATGCAAACTCTGACATATGTGTTGGCTAATTGCTCCAGCCTTTCAAGGGATTCATGCATATGCCAAACTGGTGCGCCAAACCATACTGGCAATGGGTTATCGCGCAACAAGGCATCATTGTCATTCTCAGTACCATCTATGACATCAGGCAATACTGCAAAATCACATGATGGGACTTTCTTAAGGTTAAGAGCCCAATCGTAAAAAGGCTGCCAATTTGTTACTAGTTTTCCTGACTTCCAAGCACTGAATGCGCCATTGTCAATTGCAAATGATTGAGAAATTTCTATTGCAATCGGCAGTTGATCTGAGTGGGCAAATGAAACAAACGCATGACCAGCTTGTATTGCGTAATTAGCGACAGTCGCTGGCGTAATAGGCAGGCCGTGATAGTGAATCATTTGACAGCGTCTTCCATGGCCTTGTTTAGCACTGTCAGACGCGCCGACACCAATGCGTCAGCAGCCTGATCCAAGCGCATCACACTGCCGTATAGTGGCTCTGTGGTGCCGCTTTGCCAGCGGGATACTTGCGCCTGATCGATCTCTGCGACTCGGCAGACATCGCTCATCTTGTAGCCGGCGGCCTCGACCTTGTGGCGTATTGCGGATAGTGCTTCTTGAGAAATCGTTTTCATGTGTAGGATGTTAACCATGTTTTGTGGAAAGCGTCAAGTATAGGTAAAAAAAAGGGGATCAACTCGCGCTGACCCCCAAAAGGCGACTGGCAGAAACTCCGCCGTTGTTGAGTTTACAACAATATTTATTTAATATTTGATGATGACTTAGTCATCTATGATATGATTCTTCTGTCATCAATTAAAGGAGACAACATGAACCACACCCAACACCCCTACATAGAGCAAGCAAGGCGCTTAGATCGCCGCGCCGACTCTGCCCTTGACTTCCTTCTTGCCACCGCCATTGCCATTGGCTTGGCCGTATTGTTAGCCGCATGGTGGACAGCATGAGCACCAAGATGCAAGACGAAATAGACATTGAGGTAAAGCGCTTCATGGCAGCCAACAAGCAAGGCATCCGCGTGCTGGCTGTACATGAAGTTGAACAACTCATTCGCAAGACCATCACCAGCGGCACAGTGCTTGGTTGGGCGCATGGCGAGGCATTCCAGCGCCAGCGTATGCAAGCAAAGATTGACCAGCTCGACTATGAGATGAAGTGCATTCAAGAGCGCCTCAAAGACGCTGAGATGGAATTGTTGGCGGTGCAGAAATGAACCCAACACCTACACCCACACCCAGCAAGCCTGTCGATGTGCAAGCCACATGGAGGCGCTTTGGATGGACACCACCAAGTGAGGCCAAACAATGGAAACAGTCCTGACATTTCTCTTATGTGCGGTAGCCGGCATAGCCGTCATGCTTGGCACTATCTTTTGTTTTGTGTGGGTACTATTGAATTTTGAGGTTGAATGATGCCAAGACTAAAACGCGAATTGACCAAGAATGGCCGAGCCATTGGCGTCAAGTTAACTCAGAGTGAACATGATGAATGGGTAAAACTTGGCAAAGCAAAGTGGCTTAGAGCTTTCTTGAAAGACAGCAGATTTGAAAGAAAAAAACATGACTTGCCCAACTTGCACCCATAACTGTAGACAGGGTAGAGACTGCCCATTAAGGAATGAAACCATGACTAAAAACGCATTTGACTGGAATGATGGCACGCCAAGTATTTGGCAGCGAGATAGAGAATTG